CCTACCACCCCTAAGACACTTGGGAACGTACGAAGCAAGTTCTAACCACAGATCTTCGATCTGTGGGTCGACTATGCCGATACCATCCATTGAGCCCCATTCACGCAGCTGATTAGCTACGTGTAGGAGATCAACGAGGGTAGAGATACGTTCCTTTATGTAGAAAGGAGTTATGTCAAGCCCGTCGTGGTAATGACCACCGCAACTCTCTCTGAAAGGTCCATCAACACAGGATTTTTCCAAATTAACGGAAAATCCCATGTAATGGAACACTTCAGGGAGAATGGCGGAGATGCCCGAAGGGCATACAATATCATCACCGTAGACGGAGACAATACCACGAGTACCCGTAAAATAGCAAACGGCCCGCGTGAGAGCATAAAAGATCAAACTTTCAAGCTCAAACGTGAAGCCGTTCCCCATCGACGAGAACATGTGGTTTCGGTGTTCCACACCATCTATGATGGTGACTGGACTCCTCACGGAATCCAGTAGGGTGAACCAGTGCACGGGAAGAAGTTGAGCAACAAGCTCAGTGGTTATACTGTCACTTGCTGACGATAAGTCAAAAGTGACAAGAGAACCATCAATACTTCCAACGCGAGCCAACCTTCGGTTGTTGGATTGATCGTTAAGATCAATACCGATTCGCTTTAGTCGGGAACTTATGAAATCCCCGATTCCCTTCTGAAGGAACATATTAAGATCGGGCTCCTTCGCAGCAGCCCGATCTATATCCGTCTTCTTTGGGACCGTGAACATCACATTGCCGGGGACAACTTCCGTAAGGAGGGAATCCCCATCTGTCGCCCACCCGGGCATCTCGTCGTATACCCATCCACCGCTCTGAGCATCCTTACGGGGCTCAGAACAATGAAAGGAGATACTTCGAAACACTTCGAGTGCACGTCCAGTGACATGTGCTCTTCCGAGGTACTTACCAGCTGGAAAGCTGGCTTTCCGGGGTCGACTAGTCGACGCCCCACCACTAAAACTCCCAATGAGAGCTTCAGTCGGCACAGTCTCACACCCGAGAATCGAAAGAATCTCGGAACGGACGAAGTCCATGAATCTACCATAAGGCACCCGATCGAACAGGAAATGTTCGTCGGGAGTTAAAATTAGCCTATCACTGGTAGAATCATTGATAACTTCCTGATAAAGCCATTTCTCAATGGCTCTAGTCCGGCGTACCTCTGCAGGTACGGTGGAGCTATCCACGTATTTACTCCGAATAACCTCCTTCAGGTAATCCGTTCTCACGGACGACCTTAGGTTGGCTATCGTTTCGAACACGTGGTTGGTCAGGTACTCGGGCACTGCCGTATTCGCGCACATAGACGCTTGACGACGGTGCTTCGTCTTTGTAGACTTTGCCATTTGGCTCTCCAACTATGGCGACATCACGTTTGCCATCAAACGTGAATAAGAAAGCGAGGAACATAACAGACACAAGTAAGCCGACAAGGCCCACAAGTGCTATACGCTCCCCACTCCCGGTGGTACCGAACACCGTACTACTCTTAGTAGAACGGGGTTAGATCGTCGATGACCGAATCGAGAACGGTACCGGACACCAGCAGCTTGCTCACAAGAGCACGCATATGCTGACGTTCGGCCGCGCCCGAC